ACCGCCCCCGGCTCCTCGATCTCGTCTTCCGGCCGGCTCGGCACCTGTACCCGGTCGCGGAGCGCGTCTACGTCGATCCGCCCGTACTCCTCGATCCCGCCGGCCGGTTGCGACACGATCGCCGTGTAGAGCAACCGCAGGTAGCCCAGCGCCTCGTCTTCCAGCGGCGAGGCCACCAGACGAACTTTGCCCCGGGCCGCCTCGCCGAAGTTGAGCAGCAGCAGCGCGTCGACCACGTAGTGGGTGACGTACTGAGTGTATTGCCGATCCAGCTTCTCCATGATCGCCAGCGTCCAGTTGGCGTGGGCGACCGCCTCGGCCTTCGTCCCGAACTGACCTTCGGTCAACGCCCGCTCAGGGAAGAACATGCCGCGTAGCTTCAGGCTGTCAAGGTACTTGAGCCGGGCGATAAAGCTGTACTGCTTTGGGCTCGTGTCGCCAATCGTGTTGAAAGACCAGCATTGCCACTCCTGGATCTCACCCTCGCCGGTATCGACATGCACCGTAGGCACGCACAGCCCGCCGCTGGTCTGAAGCGTCTTTAGGAGCGTCTGTGCGAGAACAGCGTTCGACGTCTCGACTCCGTCAACCATGGAGCTCCCCGGCGGGTACTTGACCACCATGCGGATTCCCGCCTGCTTCGCATCGTAGCGGGCCGCCACCTTGTTTGCTTCATTCCACTGATTGTAGATGCCCCGAATCGTCTCCAGTTGGGCCTCGCCGTACCAGTTGGTGCCCTCGGCATGGTGAGACATGAGCAGGGACTTCTCGGAACCGAGAACGAGGGAGTCCCGCGACTGCTCGAAACCGGCGAACGCCCCGGTGTCCTTCACGACGAGGATCGTGGTCAAGTCGTGAAGCAGCGGCTTCAGCTTCGCCAGGTGGACGCGATTACCGTCGAGCTCGTAGACCTTCTCCCAGCCCTGCCAGCCGAAGTCAATCGACCCGTACAGCGCCCGCTCGATCACGGCATCACGCAACGGCAGCACGTCGCCCTTGATCAGGTCAAGCCACTCGTCAGGCGGCTCTTCCCCCTCGGCCGGCTCGACGGACCACCCGCCGGTCAGGAGCACCGCCGCCAGGACCTCGCGGGCCAGGGACACTGTCGGGTCCCGGCGGATCGTTCGGTAGGCCGCGTACGTCGCCGGACGGGTTGTCTGCAAGTAGACCGTGCCGGGAGCGCCGCCGGTCGGCCAAGTGGTGTAGGCAACGGCCGTCTGGGGACCGGTCTGTTCGCCGAGGTCGGGTTTATCGGTCATCCAATCACCACCACGTTTCTCCGATCAGCTTCCGGCAACCGGATGCCGATCGGCCAGAGCCTGTGAATTATGTAGCCGAGCGCGTCGGTGTTCGACACAAGCACGCCGTTGGCAAAGAACTCATGCGCGCCGACAACCTGGAGGCTATACGTCGGCTTTCTTTTTTTGCCAGCCTGCACGCGCGTTACACGCACGGGAGCAATACCGCTTTTTGGCGTATTTGTTGACACTAAATTCCGCACCACACAATTCACACGTACGGACTTCGTTGTCGACTCCCGATGCTCTCCGCGCTGCTGCCTTGCAGCGTCGTGAACAATACCTGTCCCCCTTCTTGTCGAGCAGGACCCGATATTGCTTTCCGCAGCATTTACAGGTCTTATAAAGGACTCGCCGTCGTAGCTTCCTGATAAGATTTCTAGCATGATTCCGATGCCATTCGCGGCCAGCTTCTGACCGATGCCACTCGGCCGCAAGGGGAGACGCTCTCCTGAGTATTGCTCTTCGTTTTGTTTTGAGTTCCGGGCTAGCCTTCTGTCTGGAGAGATGCTCGGACTTTTCGAGGCACTCAAGGTTACCGATTGAATTGTTGGCCGTGTTCCCGTCCTTATGATGGATGTGGCAACCATCAGGGATTGGGCCAAAGTGGTCAATCCAAACCTGCCGATGGAGCCGGCGTTCATGCTTCCCGGTACCGCGTGTGAAATATCTCCGTTGTGTCGAAGATTTCGCATCCGGATACCGCCGATACGCAACGCCTTTGTAGACAATGATCTCGACCTGCATAGCACATTCTCCCCAATCGGGTGTAACGGATATAGTGAGCTATGCAATTCTACCGCGGACAGCGGGACAAATCCAGTCCCCTTCACCCAAACTGGGTGATCTTCAGTTCCATGCAGGGCGATCCCCGCATCGGTTTCCAGCTCCCAAATTTCAGCATCCCGCATCGTCAGGCCGGACCAAACTACTTGACGCAACCCACTCCGAGTCCAAACCTTCTGGCCTGCATAGATTTCCTCAATCGGCACTGGACCATCTTCTGTTGCCACAAGGGTCCCTGCCACTAAGCACATGTGGCCGATGTCCCCCGAGTCGGCCGGAGTGCTGGTCCCCACCCGGTAGTATCGGGTCTCCAGGTCGGAGATCAGGTGCGTGCACTTCGGATCAACGAACAGCCGGCGGGCACCCGACGCGCTGCACAGCATGGCGTTGGTCGCGGCAAACCGATCGGCGATCGCGGGGTTGGCCCGGGGGTAGTGAACCGACCGGCCGGCCCGCTGGAACCGCTCGTCATTGAGAATCTGCCGGTAGTCTGATAAAGACGCCCGCGTGTTGCGACTGGCCGACGACGCATCGCCATAGAACTCCCAGCCGCCCCGGTGATCCGCATACCGCCCGTGCAGCACGTCCAGCGTCCGGCGAGTCGTCGTACCCTCGAGCCATATCTCATCGAATACCTCCAGCCGGTCACCCCGCCGGTGGCCAAGCACCCAGGCCATCGGGGACACATTGAAGTCGGAACCGACGATGATCGGCAGAGCGGAATCGTAGAAGCAGGGCCGCACGTTATAGTCAAACTCGAACTCGCTGAAGATGCAACCTTCAAGCTGGGTGAACCGACCTTCGTATCGCCGCTGGAACAGCAGCGCGGGCAACGTCCTGCGCGCCCGCTCGTACTCCTCACGCGGGTACGACGGGTTGTCGATCGACCGCCACGTCCGCACGAAGTAGTCAGGATCGCCTTTCGTGAACCGGTCGAGGAATTGCTTCTTGAGCCAGTTGACGGCGTATGGCGTGGTGGTAATAAGCGCCCGGCCCATCTTGTAACCGAGGCGGGCCTGAACCACGGTCCAGATGTGCTGGACCATCTGCCCAGCCTCGTCGAGCCAGATCCCACGGTACTGGCCGCCCTCGACCGTGTCCGGGTTGTCGGCCGAAAGGAAGACTATCTCGTGCCCCTCGATCGAATAGGTCCGGCTGGCGGCAGCCCAGTTCCCGCCGAACCGGTCGAACATCCGCAGGAACGTCCGCAGCGTCTCCCGCTGGAGCACCCCGTACGTCGGAGCCAGTACCATCCAACGGTCGGCCGGATACCGCTGCATCTCAGTGAGCAGCCACAGGGGGCCCATGGCCGTCTTCCCGCCACCGGTCCCGGCGATCGCCGCCAGGAAGCGGGCGCGGCTGCACAGCACGGCCGCTTGTCCGACGTGCGGACGGAAGGACACCATGTCGTCGTCCGTAACAGTATGCCAGCTCAAGGCGACTCACCACCCGTTAGGGGGTCCACCCCTATATAAGGGGCTTCAGAATCCGATTTTTCAGCGCTAGGCCCCGTATGTGGTGCCCAGCTTAACAAACTGGTGTCTTGGCCCTATCGTTCCACCTCTTGACCGCTCTCCTCCCACTTGATCGGCAGCGCGAACGGTCCGGCCGAGAGCCGGCGCAACAGGGCGTCGGCGCACTCGACGGCCCGATCGGCGAAGGCCCCCGGGTCCTTGTGCTCCTCTTCGACCGCCAGTCGCGTCATGATCCCGACCGCGATCGTGATCCGCAGCCCTTGCATCTGGGCTGCCATCGCCCGATCGGGCGGCACGGCCCCCTGGGGCAGGAGGATGCCGCTAGCGTTGGGTTGTCCAGCCATTAGGCTTGCCTTTCCCGCTGCATACAGCAGCGTTTGAACTTCTGACCACTTCCGCACGGGCATGGGTCGTTTCGACCGACCCGCGGCGCCCGCCGCGGGACGAAGTGGGCAGGCTGGTAGGGCACCTTACGATCCGTCGCCGTCGCCATTTCCGTTTCCCCCCGGCTCCTTATTGGCCTCCGGCATGATGATCTGGACGCCCTTGATCAGGTTGCCTTCGTGCTGGATGGCCGCCCGGTCCTTGAACTTCTCGGGACGATAGCCCTTGAGCATGAAAATCAACAGCACGTCGCTGTACTCATGTTCGACGTAGGGGACCATGATCTCCTCGCCCTTATCGTCGAGTCGCGGCTTCTCATCCTTCCCGATCAGGGGCACCGTGATCATGGTCCCCTGATGGAACTTGAGCCGCTGGACCCCCGAGGTCGCCCGGCGAATCGCCTCGGCTTCCAGATAGTCGGCGCCCGCCTCCCGGGCCTCCTCAAGCGCCTCGCGGTACTGGTCGGCCGCCTCCCCCTCCTCTTTCGTCCAGTGCCAAGCTGTTGTCCGGTCGATACCGGCCGCCTCCGCCGCATGGGTCTGGGTACCCGCAAGGGACAGCGCCTTGAGGTAGGCACGCTTTTTTGGATGTTGAATATGATTGAAGTCAGGCACTGGTCAGCCTCCGTCGGCATTATACACGCGCAACCGCTGTTCTTTCAGGATTTTTTCACGCTCCCGGATGTACCGAGCCTGCTCAGCGGCCCCCAAGTCCAGGTCCGTCGACCGGTCGACCGGGTCAGGTAGCCCCATACCCCGGTCCCCCATCTTCTTGGCCAGCGCATCGCGGGCCTCGATTTCGACTCGGGTAGCGGGCGGGAGCGTTTTCGGACGATACTTTCCCAGGACGATCCGCCCAACCGACCCGAGGCCGATCCGGGTACGTTCGGCGATGTCACGATAGGTACAACCCCCGCGGTGCATCCGCTTGACCGTCGCGACTATCGTGCGCGTGATTTTCATTGTGAGTCTTCTGCGGCTTTGGCTGCCCTCATCAAGCTAGCAGCATCTTGGGCTAATCGCCGTCGTTTGTACTCATCGGCTTTCCGTATCAAGACCTCTCCCGCTTCCCGACACCCACGTTCCAGGCCCCTCAGAATGTCATTGTCCATCCTTCATCCCTCCCGCCGCGTCTGCGGCTTCGCGTAACACCCCCATAATGATCTCCATCGCCTCGTCGACCGACTCGACGACGCCCGTAACCGCGCCCGCTGCCCCCCATTCCCGCAGCCGCAGACGCTGGAGCGGCGTCGGCTTCTTTCCCGGTCGCTTAGCCTCCAGCCATATTGAGCGGCCCGCCGCCGTGATATGCAGGTCGGGGGTGCCCGCCTCGACGTACCTGGACCCATGGAGCTTGACCGCCTTGACGGGGTGACCGAGTCGACGGAGGGTCTTCACCCGGTCAAGGACGGTGCGAATGATCGTGGATTCCTTCATGGCTTGTCCCTCAACTCCTCCGGCAACGATCCTTCAGGAATCTTCTGCATCTCCGCAAACCGTAGCGCATGATCCCGGCACAGTGCCCAGCCGCGGTAGCCCCGCCGATTGCCTTCCGGCGGGATACCCCCACCGACGATGTACTCGGCGCGGGACCCGCACCGCGCTCGCTCACAGTCGAGCCGATCGCCGAAGTCCAAATCAGACAACGGGTCGATCTCGCGGACGTACGGGGCAATATATTTCACCTGCATCACCCTATCCTCCATCCTTTGTTCTAGGTTTATCAAACCGGACGTACTCGACCGGCTGTCCCATGACGATACTAGCCTGCTCGGCTTCCCGGGCCCTCTTTTCCTCGGCCCAGATATAGCCAATCAGGGAGTCGTCAACGACCCGCCAGACTTCCCATAAGTGACTGTGTTTTGACATAGTCATTCCATCCTCCATCGAAAACCAGTACCCTGTTCTTTCACGATCAGCAGTCGGTTGCGCGCCCGCGTGGTAGCGACGTACTTGACCCGTTGCTCTTCGTCTCGCCCCGCGTCCGAGCGAGCTGATAGCGCGCACGGGCGGCTGATCGAGGTCAAGATCGCCACGTTGTCGGCCTGAGCCCCTTTCGCGCTGTGTACCGTGCCGACGCGGACCCGGGGCTCTCGCACAAGGTCCTCGCCCCAGCGGGCTCGTGCCGCAATCCAGTGATCGGAGCCGGGTATCCAGTGGGTCCACTGCCCCGAGCAGACCACCTCGAGGAATAGCGCCGTCGCCCCCATAGCGTGCAGGTCGCCGGGCAGCTCGAACGGGTAGACCTCGGCGGCACCCTCCATGCTGCTGAAGTGGCTCTTGGTTCCGCGCTCGAAGTAGGGGGCGGTCGGGATCTGCTGTTTAAGGATCTGCTGCCACTGCCAGCCGTCGACCGGGCCACCGTGCTGGATCGACAGTAGCGCTTCGATCGCCGCTACCTGGACGCCCCCGCCGCCCCGCTTATGCCCCCGAGTCGGCGTCCATGGGATCGCCGCAGTATCCAGCAGGCGCCCGATCCGCCGGGCGTGCCAGTTGGTACGAGCCAGGATC